ATGGGATGGAGGACACTATAAAAAAGCCGAGATATATTCAGGCGTTATATTCAACGAAATGAATTGCCACAAACAATGCCGGAAGTGCAATCGATTTTTAAACGGAAATGAATTGAATTATAGATTAGGTTTAATTATGAGATACGGAGAACAATATGCAAATGATATTGAGCAACTGGCAAATGATACTCGGCAGATGAAGTTCTCACGTGAGCAGTTAATTGCTAAAAAGTTACAGTACGATATTAAGTGGAAGGAACTGTTAAAATTAAAATAAAATTAGGTTGATAAAAAAATTTAATTAATCTTTACGAAATGAAAATCAGCGATTTAAATTTGACTAATATTCCGGAGGTCTCAAAATTAGGCAGGCCTTATCGATCTCTGCTAGTTTCTAAAAATTTACAAGTTTCCTGCAAATGGATTAAAAAGGTTGAGCATTGGCATTGGTACTATTTTTTTATTTACACCGACGATAATAGTTTATTTGGATTTGAATTTGATTACAACGATAATTTTGTGCAGAAGTTTAACCACGAGGGAACTCGTAAAATATTAGATAAAATATGAAACCGAGAGAAAAGGCGCAAAATTTAATAGATGAATTTTTTAATGCTGATTATACAGATATTAATTATGATGGAGCAAAACAATGTTCTTTAATTTTAGTTAATGAAATTTTACAATTATGTTGGAATGGGAATTTAAAAGCTAAAGAATATTGGGAAGAAGTTAAAAAAGAAATTTTAAACTTATAACCTTAAAATAAAAATAAATTTTAAACTTATAACCTTAAAAAATGGCTGATATATCAAAATGCTCCGACAACCTTTGCCCCTCAAAAACTATTTGTTATAGGTTTACTGCGCCTCCAGGATTTAGACAAACATACATTAACACCAACCGAGAAAGCGACGCTTACAACTGCGATTTATTTTGGCACAATGGCACTTGTAAATACTGCGGACAAAAAGAGGGAGTTCACAAAATGAGCTGCGAAACACATAAACAACAAATTAACCTTTCACCACAAGATAAACCCTAAAATTTTGGGTTTATGTAACAACAAAAAGTAATATGACAAATTTACAATATGAAGATAGTGGGTATAGAAAAAAACAAGAGCAAAAAGAAAAAGATGAATTTGCTATTGGCTTTGCAGAGTGGTTCACAAATGAACAATCTCCCTATTCTATTATGAACGGCAGTCAAGAGGTAAGATTTTCAGATTTCAGAAAAGAGTACACAGCAAAAGAACTATTAGAAATTTATAAAAAAGAAAATAACCTATAAAACGGCATCAAATGTAAAAAAGTGCCAATAATCAGATGAAAAATAAAATTATGACGCCATTACATTACGATTCAGGGCAAGATTACGATTTAATAGATGTTGCACTTCATTACAACCTTAATTTTTTCCGATTTAATGTACTAAAATACATTTGCAGAGCTGGAAAAAAACAAAATGAATTACAAGATTTAGAAAAAGCCTTAGATTATCTACAACGAGAAATTAAAAATATTAGAGAAAACGAACTTAAAATTTTAGAAAAATGATTGCAGTAATTACCACAGACCAAAAAATATTTCAACTTTACCTTTTACAAGAAAACCTAACTTTTAAAGAAGCTAGGCAAATTTGCCGAAAAGATGATTTAGATAACACCGTTTACGATGATGTTATAGATTTAGATCCAAAGTCAAATGTTACCGACTGGGTGCGAGTAAGAATAAAAAGTAAAACTTTAGAAATTAATTAATACATTTGAATTATGAAACGAATAATTTTATTACTAGCAATAGCGTTATCTAGCTGCTCAACAGATGAAGAACGCACAACAAACCAACCGCAAGCAGATTGCAGATGCTCGACAATTTTACAAGGCACAACTTATAATTTGCCAAGTGGAGAAATTTTTACCGCTGGGGTTATGGAAAACGATTGTACAGGAGTACAAAAGAATTTCACCAAACAAGGTATTTTTAGAGCTGGAGAAAAAATATGCAATTAATGTGATTGAACAACTTGCACAACGAGACAGCGACTGGCGATTGATGGCTTTCAAGATTACGAAAGACAAAGACCTTGCTGACGATATCGTGCAGGAGATGTACTTAAAAGCGCACACGTTCAAGAATATAAATAATTCGTACATTTACACCATACTTCGTAACTTATTTTACGATAGCTTAAAGACAAAAGAAATACTAATCGATGACTTTACAAGGTTTGAGATTATTGATGATGAATACATAACGCTCCCGGAGTTTGATGAACTCACAAAGCGGTTAACTTGGTACGAAAAAACAATGTTTGTTTGTTCAACTTTAGAGGGGCAAAGACCATTTTCAAGGCAAACAGGCATTCACATCCAAACAGTTCACAGAATTAACAAAATGGTAAAAGAAAAATTGATATGGCAAGTAAAAAACCAAAACTCGGAACAATAGTAAAAGAGATCACAGAGGCAGTCGGAATTAAGCAATGCGCTAAATGTGAGGACAGACAGTTTACAATGGATAAATGGACTCACAAAAAGCCTATTTGTAAAATCGATTGTAAGGACTGTGAGGCGTTTAATAGTGATAATCCTAACATCCCGGCACTATACTTAAAATACTTTGGCTTGGATAACACCAATACGAAAAGCGAAAAGATAATGGCTATAATGGTAAAGGATTTGAATAAATTATTTAACGATGGAAATTAGGAAAATTTCGGAGATTAAAATAAACCCAAACAATCCTAGACTTATTAAAGACGATAAGTTTAAAAAGCTAGTTCAGTCAGTCAAAGACTTCCCCGAAATGCTTGACATCCGTCCAATTGTAGTTAATCAAGATATGATTATACTCGGTGGCAATATGCGATATAAGGCATGTAAAGAAGCCGGATTAAAAGAAATACCTATTATTGTAACTGACCTTACCGAAGATCAACAAAGAGAGTTTTTAATCAAAGATAATACAAGCGGTGGCGAGTGGGATTGGGAAGTATTAGCAAACGAATGGGATAGTCAAGAATTAGAAGCATGGGGTTTGGATTTGCCGATTGATTTTAATACAGAAGTACTTGAGGCCGAAGAGGATGACTTTGCAGTACCTGATGGCGGAACTGAAACCGATATAGTATTAGGGGATTTATTTGAAATAGGCGAACATAGATTGCTTTGTGGAGATAGTACTTGTAGTGATACGGTTGCAAAGTTAATGGATGGAAGTAAAGCGGATATGGTTTTTACTGACCCTCCTTATGGAGTAAGTTATACTGGAGGTCATAATAAAAAACAAAGAAAGGGAATTGAAAGTGATGAATTTCAAAATGAAGATTTATCAAATTTATTTCAAGATTCAATAAACAATGCTTGTATATTTTCAAAGGATACATCGCCTTTTTATATTTGGTATGCTGGTGGTAAATCAATAGAAACATATGCTGGACTTTCTAATACTCCAATTCAAGTACGTGCCGTTATTTGTTGGTATAAGGTAAAAAGCGGTTCGGGTGCATTTATGAGCCAATACATTCCAAATTATGAACCTTGTATTTATGGTTTTAAAGAAGGCAAAAGTATAAATTGGTATGGACCAACAGATGAAAAGACCGTTTGGGAGTTTCCTAAGGATAGACAAAATGAACACCACTTAACTCAAAAACCAATTCCTGTTGTAGAAAGAGCTTTAAATAATAGTAGTGTAAAAAACGATTTAATATTTGATTGTTTTTTAGGAGGTGGTTCAACTATGGTAGCATCACACCAACTTAAACGTAAATGCTACGGAATGGAATTAGACCCTAAATACTGCCAAGTGATAATTGACCGAATGATTAAACTAGACCCAGCACTTGAAATTAAAAGAAACGGAGTTAAATATGAAAGTAATACAATCAGCAGAGGGTAAAAATATAAATACATTTTTATCAGTAACCGATGCATCAAAAAAATTAAACATAAAAAGAGATTTGATATTAAGATGTTGCAAAGGCAAACAGAAAAGCGCAAAAGGATTTAATTTTAATTACGATGGCATACGACAGGAATAAAATATTTGAGCAGGCAAAGGAAGTAATTGTCAAACATAAATTGTTTTTTGTTGAGGACATCGTTGCTTTTTTGCCAATTTCAAAAACTACATTTTACGAATATTTTACACCCGACTCGAACGAAACGAACGAGCTAAAAGGACTACTAGAAACTAACCGAGTAACGCTAAAAGTTTCAATGCGCTCAAAATGGTACACTAGCAACGCTCCAGCATTACAGATGGCTTTGATGAAACTGATTGCAACGCCTGAAGAGTTACGTAAGCTATCAATGAACCACCAAGTAACTGAGGAAACGGAAAAACCTATCTTCAAACAAATAGACCTCGATGTTATTACAGACGACAGCGCAGAGTAAAATAAGACAATTAAGGAAACGAGTAAGGATTGTGCAAGGCGGGACAAGTAGTTCCAAAACCTTTACAATCCTTCCGCTTTTGATACAGTATGCGATGGATACTCCAAACTCTGAGATAAGTGTAGTTGCTGAATCAATCCCGCATTTAAAACGTGGGGCTTTAAAAGACTTTTTAAAGATAATGCAATGGACTGATAACTTCAATTCAAACAATTTTAATAAGTCAAACCTAACGTACAAATTTACAAACGGAAGCTATATCGAATTTTTTAGCGCAGACCAGCCTGACAAATTAAGAGGAGCGAGGCGTGATGTACTTTTTATAAACGAGTGCAATAACATTACTTTTGAAAGTTACCAACAGCTATCAATTCGTACAAAAAAATTTATCTATTTAGACTACAACCCTACAAATGAATTTTGGGTACATACCGATTTGATAAACGATAGCAATTCGGACTTCATAATTCTAACGTACAAAGATAACGAGGCACTTGATCCAGCAATCGTAAAAGAGATTGAAAAGGCGCAGGAGAAAGCCAAGACCTCCGCATATTGGGAAAACTGGTGGAATGTTTACGGATTAGGGCAACTCGGAACGCTGGAGGGCGTTATATTCGAAAATTATGAACTGATTGATACAATACCCACCGAAGCAAAGTTAATCGGTTACGGACTAGATTTTGGATATAGCAACGATCCGAGCGCACTTATTGAAGTTCACGAATACGATGGTAAAATAATTTGCAACGAGGTTATCTATTCGACCTCACTTTTAAACTCAGACATTATCAACTTAATGAGCCACGATAAACGCCTTCCAATTTGGGCAGATAGTGCAGAGCCGAAAAGTATTGAGGAAATACGCAGAGCAGGATATAATATCAAAGCTGTTGTGAAAGGAGCGGACTCGATTAATTTCGGGATTTCAGTACTGCAACAAAGGCAAATGTTAATCACAAAGTCAAGCGTTAACCTAATCAAAGAATTGAGATCGTATAGTTGGGATGTTGACAAGACTGGCAAGAAACTTAACAAGCCGATTGACTCCATGAATCACGCTATTGATGCGCTTCGATACTTCGCAATGATGCAATTAGCCATCAAGCCTACACGAAAAGTAATAATTACATAAACAAAACAATATTTTTTAGTCTTATAAGTATGAGAGTAGTAATTCCAACAGATTTAAAAGAAATAACCCTATCGCAGTACAAGCGTTACCAAAAGGTGGTAGCCGATAATGCGGATGATGAAACGTACATTTGTATTCAGATGGTGGCTATCTTTTGCAATATAGAAGTTAGCGATGTGATGAAACTTCCTGCGCTGGAGTTTGCCGATATAGTGAAAACAATTTCGCAAACGCTGGACCAATCTCCTGCACTTACACGTACGTTCAAAATGAATGGCGTAAACTACGGATTTATTCCTAATATGGAACGCATCTCACTAGGTGAACACGCAACGATTGACACGTGTATGGGCAAAAATGAATTAACCGAGTTGATGCTTTCAGTAATGTACCGACCTATCAAAAGAAAAGCGGGAGACTATTACGAGATTGAAGAGTTTACCGGAGATGAATCTCTTGCGTTAAATTTTAACGATACACCTATGCACATAGTTAGAGGCGCAATGGTTTTTTTTTGGAGTTTATTCAGCGAATTATTACAGACTACCCTTTGCTCTATTCCCAAGATGGCAGCGAGGGAGAAGCTGAATTTGGAGGAAGTTTTACCGAACGCTGGGGATGGTACCAATCTTTTATCACAATTGCAAGAGAACTTAAAATTAGAATTTCAGACGTTGGAAAAGAACCTCTTTTTGAATCACTCACGTTATTATCTTACTTGATTGATGAAAGCAAAGAGGAAGCACGTAGAATAAAACAAACACAACAGAAATGAACCAATACTACACTTGTTTAAACTTCATCCGAGATAGCATAAAAGATGCTCCTTTCGTTAATACAATCACGCAGGGAACGGATATAATCGATAATGTAAAGAAAAATATATTTCCATTAGCGCATATTAATATAACGAGCGCATCTGCACCCGGACAAAGCAATACCTTTACTTTTGAGATTGCGGTCCTAGATATTCGCAACGTGTCAAAGGTAAAATCAAATAATAAGTTTCTAGGCAACGATAATGAGATTGACAATTTAAACACTTGCCACGCCATTATAAATTACGCCTTAACCAAAATGCAGTTAACGAGAAATGAGTTTGATATTGAGATTGAAAACGTTTCAGATTTAACGCCTATACTTTTAGAATTTACGAATATGTTAGACGGATGGAAAGTGGATTTAACGCTTTCTATTCCAAACAACGCAATGAGTGTTTGTTGTGAAGATTGATAACGTTCAGCAGGCTTTAAATGAGTTCGGAAAACTTGTTATTGATCGGGCGAAGTCTAACTTAAAGAAAGGAGGCAAATACGGTTCACATAATACAAGTAACAAGTTGACCGACTCTTTGAGATTTGAAACAAAGGAAATGCCCAGAAGTATTGCATTTGATTTTTACGCTGAAAGCTATTGGAAGTTTTTAGATTATGGAGTTAAAGGTAAAATCCCTTTCTCCTTTC